GAAGCCGCAGAAGCTGATGAAGTTTCCACCGGTGGAATTATTCTTCCCGATACGGCACAAGAAAAACCGCAACGCGGTAAAGTAGTAGCAGTTGGTCCAGGCAGGACAACTGATAGTGGAACATTAGTAAGTCCATCCGTTAGTGTAAATGATGAAGTCCTATATGGAAAATATAGTGGAACTGAAATCAATATTGATGGAAGTGATTTATTAATTGTTCGTGAGAATGACATAATGGCTAAGTTATAGGAGAATGAAATGGCTAAAGAAATAAAATACAATGCTCAATCCCACTCAGCTTTGATGTCTGGTGTAGACCAACTTGCAAACGCGGTTAAGGTTACATTAGGTCCAAAGGGTAGGAATGTAGTTATTGAAAAGAAGTTCGGTTCTCCGCTCATAACCAAAGATGGGGTTACAGTAGCAAAGGAAATTGAACTTGAAGATAAGTTTGAAAGTGTAGGGGCAGAGTTATTGAAAGAAGTTGCGTCAAGAACATCTGATATAGCTGGTGATGGTACAACTACCGCCACGGTTCTCGCACAGGCCATCATAAACGAAGGAGTGAAGAATGTTACAGCGGGTGCAAATCCAATGTCCATTAAACGTGGGATTGATTTTGCATCAAGTAAAGTTGTAGAGTCCATCCGTAACGCAGCTAAAGACCTTCCAGATTCAAATCAAATTGCTCAAGTAGCTACAATCTCAGCAAATGATGATAGTGAGATTGGTGGAAAGATTGCTGAGGCAATGGAAAAAGTTGGTAAAGACGGTGTTATTACTGTAGAAGAAAGTAAGACAGCTGAAACATATTTGGATTTCGTAGAAGGAATGCAATTTGATCGTGGTTATCTTTCACCATACTTCGTAACCGATTCTGATAATATGGAAGCAGTTCTTGAAGATCCATATATCTTATTACATGACAAGAAGATTTCCAATGTGAAAGACGTTCTACCTATTTTGGAGAAAGTAGTTCAGACAGGAAAACCAATCGTCATAGTAGCTGAAGATGTAGATGGTGAAGCACTCGCGGCACTCGTAGTGAATAAACTCCGTGGAACATTCAAAGTTCTTGCAGTGAAGGCACCAGGATTTGGAGACAGACGTAAATCAATGTTAGAAGATATTGCGGCACTCACCGGAGCAACCGTAATTTCTGAAGAAGCTGGTCATAAATTAGAGAACACAACTCTTGATTTTATGGGAACCTGTTCACGTGTTGTATCCGACAAAGACAATACAACCGTCGTTGGTGGTAGTGGTGATGTAGATACAATTAAATCTCGTATTAATGAAATCAAAGTTCAGATTGAAAAATCCACTTCCGATTATGATATTGAGAAGTTACAAGAGCGACTTGCTAAACTAAGTGGTGGAGTTGCAGTACTAAATGTTGGAGCACCAACTGAAGTTGAAATGAAAGAGAAGAAAGCTCGTGTGGAAGATGCGTTACACGCAACCCGAGCAGCAGTTGAAGAAGGTATCGTCGCTGGTGGTGGTGTTACTCTACTTCGTGCTATTTCAGCTCTTGACGATGTATCAGTAGATGATGAACAAATGGTTGGAGTGAATATCATGAGAAAAGCACTTCAAGCACCACTTCGTCAAATCTGTGAAAATGCTGGTGAAGAATCTTCCGTCGTAGCACGTGAAGTTCTTAATAGTAAAAATGGAACTGGGTTTGATGCTCGTAGTGGAGAATATGTAGATATGTTCAAGGCTGGCATTATTGATCCAGCTAAGGTTACACGTGTAGCAGTAGAGAACGCAAGTTCAATCGCTGGTATGTTACTCACAACGGAGGCCGTTATTACGGAAATTCCAAGTGACGACACATCACCTATGATGCCACCAGGCGGAATGGGTGGAATGCCAGGCATGATGTAAATCCACATTGGTAGTGGGATCACAATAAGTGGTCCCACTATTATGGATATTATAAATGGATATAATAAATGTAAAAGATACTTTATATCAAGTATTAGGTAAAATGGATGTAGATAAAACAAATGAAAAGGGAACAGATTACTGGAAAGATAAATACGGTGCAGACGCAGTACTTCGCAATGGTAATAAGTTCTATTTCTGTATGACTATAATAGACGCAGAATTTGATGATATTTAGGTAAAATCTATATTTATTACCAACAGGAGAAGTATATTATGTCCAATAAACAGGAAATGGTCAACTTTAAAATTTTAATACGTAGATTAAAAGAACTTGGAATTGATCCAGGAGAAGGTGATGGTAAAAGAGTTTATGGTGACGGTGAAGATAGAATAGATTTAATAGAACTCCCAGTCCAACCAGAAATATTTGAGTTGTTGAGTAAAGATGAAAAAGAAGCTTTATACATTTGGTTGAATAGATATAATATGCCACAGTCGTAGTGAATGATAAGTTATTAGAATTAAAAAGAAAAAAGTTACAACATCAAATCCTATATTTAAAAACTGAACTTGAAGAAACTACATTTATTTTTAATGATAGTTTAGTTGAGTTTGAAAAGGAATTTGGTGAGTATTTTAGAAAGAAAAAAACTTCTAAAGATGCTAAAAGAGTAGCTACGGATCCTATTGAATATGATATTCCAGAAAAGGATGTGAATATAGTATTTAAAAAGATAGCTCAAAAAACTCATCCTGATAAACTTGAAAACAAAAATATTTCTCAAGTTAGGCATAATAAATTAGTAGATTTATACAAAGAAGCATTAGGATCAGTAAAGAATAAAGATTGGTCAAGAGTGATGGAAATAGCAATGGAATTAGGAATTGACATTTCTAAAATTAAAAAAGATGATAGTAAGTATTTAGAAGAAAGTGTAAAGAAACTTACAGAGAAGATACATGAACTCAAAGGAACTTACGCTTGGCAATGGAAAGATACCCCAGAAGAAAATAAAGAAATAGTGAAAGAGGGAATGTTAAAATCTCTCGGACTAAACATTAACGAGGAGAAAAACGATGAGTAAATTAAATGAACTAAACGAACAGATTACTAAACTATACACTGAATTTTCAGAAAACCATGAAATATATTCTGAAAAGGGTAACAAAGCAGCAGGTGGTAGAGCACGAAAAGCTCTCGGTGAATTGAAGAAATTAGTTACCGGATATAGAAAAGCATCAGTAGAAGAATCTAAACAATAGTTAATATATATTATATTTATTACTATTAAGGATACATTAAATGTTAAGAAAAAATAGAATATTAGAACATATTGAACAGTTACAACTTTCGATGGAGAGATTAAGGTCAAACTTATTCGACGCCGAAGGAAAGGTTATTCCAGTAAAAGAACTCGCTGGTAGATTAGAAATAATGGAAGATAAAATATCTATTATTTTAAATCTCATCGAGTTAGAAGATGAATAACAAAGTAATTGGAGAGATCATGTGGAGACGCAAAATAGTAAAACATTTCCATATTTAGTAGGATTAGCAGCACTACTCGTAGCGGGTAGTGCGGCATTCTATTCAGTATATGGATTATCAAAATTATTCGCCGGAGCAGCATTAGCAGTAGTGATAATGGCAGGATCATTAGAGTTTGCAAAGTTAGTAACAGCATCATTCTTATATCGGTATTGGACTAAAATAAATGGGTTTATGAAAACTTATCTATTGGTTGGAACAATAACTTTAGTTGGAATTACATCAGCAGGTATATTCGGATTCTTATCCAATGCCTATCAAGGGGCCACAGTAGAGTTTGAGAAACAATCTACAAAACTGATTTACAAAGAAGATAGATTAGAACAGTTAGAAGAAGATAAGGTATATCTAAAAAGTGAATTAGAACAATCTGTAGCATTATTACCGGACAACTATATTACAGCCAGACGAAAACTCCGTGAAGATTACAACCCAAAAATTTTAAACCTAAATGAACAAATATTAGATATTAAAGAAGATATTGGAGATTTAAAAACAGTATTAATTGAAACCGGTGTTGATGTAGGTCCAGCTATCTATCTTGCCAGAACATTCAAAACCGATATAGATACAGTAGTTAAGTTTTTTATATTCATCCTCATTTTCGTGTTTGACCCAATGGCTGTCGTATTAGTTATTGCATATAACATAGCAATGGTTCATAGAGCAGAACATCACACTCCACCAGAAAATACAGAACCAAAGAAACGAAAAAAGTGGTGGAAACTATATGGTGAAGATAAACCATTATTTGAGAAACTTGTTAAAGAAACAATAGAACCGGATATTACTGAAAAAAAGTTAGATAAGGTTATAGAAGAAACAAAAGTTATAAAGGAAACTCCAACAGTCCCACAAGATCGTGGAATACACTATCCAGTCGTAGAAAATAAAAATAAATAAACAAAAATAACACTTGACTTGTATTGATCTTTTCCGTATATTCTAATAGAAATTAAATGGAGAAACTAATGAACTCGACAAATGATACAGAATTAAATTTCATAGATGATAGATATGACGGTCCTGATGTTGGTGAGTTATATGATATTGAATTGGAATATAATGAAGAAATGCCTATGAGAGCATATGAAGAAAATGTTGGAATAGAACTTTATGATGATGAAGTATTAAATATGATATCAGAACCAGAATATTTAGGAGATAGATAAATGACTTGGTTTTTTGATGAAGAGTTTGAGTATTTTGATGAAGATACTAATATTTATTATAATGTATCGTGGAATGTAACGAGTGATGAAGTTCACATAACAAAAATTAATGAAATGTCTGGCGATGATTTTTGGAAATTTAATGAAAATCTTGCTGGCGAAATTATGGACTATATAGATATGGAATATGTTAATGATGAAGATTTTTGGTTTGACAAATCACACCCAGAATTATAAAAAATAACACTTGACTTTCTCATTTTTTTGTTGTAAGATCAAAGGAAACTAAAAGGACAAAATCATATGGTATATAATGAAGTAAAAAAATTAGCAGGTAAATATCGTAAAGAGTTAATTCCGATGTTAAAGAAAATGGGATTTAATGCTTCGATAACTTCTAGCAACACTTATTGGAAAAATACAATATCTGTTACTATTAAAACGGTCCCAAAGAATTTTCCAGTTTGGTCAGAAAAATATAGTCGTTGGCAATTAATGGATAAAGCGGAAAGATTGAAAAAATCCATTGGAAATAGAATGAATGTTTTATTTGAAGATACTGATGTTGAAGGTAATGTTAAATTTGATAATAATATCCCATTTATAGAATATAAAGGATCTGAAGATGCATACTAAAAGTTGGTTACTTGTAATGTCGGATGATGACATAGGCATAAACTCAAATGACATTAAAACAATATACCACGGTAAGACAGAAGATGAAATGGTAGAAATGATGGATTTATTTCAAGATATGAATGACCATATGATTTTACATTTGATTGAAGTTGATAAGGACGCTACATATGAAAATTTAAAAGTAGAGCATGGACAACCAGTATTATTTATGGATAGTAAACATAATTGGAATAGTGGTAAAACATTTGATGACATACTAGATGATGTATTAGAAGAAAAAATTAATGACGCAATACAAACAGGCGACATTGGTGTCGCATAAACAAAGGAAAACAAAATGAAACAAAAAGTAAGTAACTCATATGAAGTAGATGGAATTCGTTATATGGAATGTTCATGTGGACGTGAAGTTAAAAGTGTAGGAGATGAAGCGGTATCCGTAAAGTGTAGTATGTGTGTTAATATGGTTATGGCACGAGACTACCCAGTTGAAAAATCAAAATCAGCATATAGTCCAACCGGTCGTCCAGTTGGATGGCATTGGATGTCAGAATTTGTTGATGTGGATGGTAATGTTTTTCATAAGGGTAAAGAACAACCTAAACTCAAAGGTACATTAAAACCTACGAAAGTTATACCATCCAAGAAGAAAACGAAACGTAGAACTAAACAACAGATGTTACTTGCTATGGATAAGGAACGGAAAGTAGCGTTAAAGAAAGCAATCAAAAAACAAAAAGATTTTTTAAATCACAAACTCGGAGAAGAATAAATATGGAATTAATGAATTGGGTTATAAAACCATTTAATACTGGTACAATGTGGATGAATGAACAGATGTCCAGTACTATGTTTGGATTAAAAATATCAACGTGGATGTGGATAGTATCAGCAATGTTATGGTGGAATATAATAGATACTGGTATAGAATCTAAAATAGATAATGCTTATAATATGGGTTTTAATGCAGGTATTAAATTAACAGAGGCAATAAAATAATGGCAAGAAAAAAGAAAAAAGATACACCGTTTCATATAGCTCATAATTATAAACAGTATGAGTTAAAGGATGGAACTAAATTCTGGGCAAAAGATGATCCTGACGCTGAACTTTACAGAAAAAAGATGGGAGAAATAAAATGACATTAAAACCAATGAAGCCAATAACAAAACCAGGAGAAGGAACACCACGTCAAAAGTATATGAGTCAGGAAGTATTTCTGGAAGAACGATACCAAATCTCTGCAGGATTAAAAGGTCCTAAGCGATTAGATAACGAAACCCACGAAGATTTTGTTTTACGTCGTAATGCAGAAAGTGGGTTACTTAAAGAATATCTCCGTGGAGTTTGGGTGATAGATGGTAATTCAACGGCATTAGACAAATGATGTCCGAACTTACAATAATGGATAGAAATTATTTTAAGTCCAAAGAGAATCCCGATGCGGAACTATATGCATTTCGAACTAAATGTTGTGATGAAAGTGTTGAACAACACACTCTAAATAAGAACGTACCAGAAGAGTGGGAACAAGTTGAAAATCATTGTGAACGTGTATTGAATCAATATAGTAATTTTGAATCAATCACTCCAATTTTCTGTGATGAATGTGGGAGACTGTTGGAATATCAAGTAGTGTTGTATAATAAGAAAACGTGGGGATGAATACTGTATTAAAAAAACTTAAACATTTACGGTCAACTATGATTCAATGGGCGGACTACAATAAAAAACGTGTTAATGGTGGTGAGTATAAAATACCACCAGGTAAGGAATTGAATTGTACAGATAGAGATTGGAGTAGTGATTTTAAATATGTTACTAAACTTGAATATGGTTATATGGATGACGGTTATATAAGTGAGTTAGATTTTAAATACTGTAACAGATTATATAAGGTATACAGGATGGTTTATGCGAAAAATAATTAATTGCAACAAAGAACATAATCCGGTTATAAATAAGAAACTCAAAAAAGTTTCAGTTGAAGATGGGTTAAAAATAGCAACAGAATTATTCCAGATTTTAAGTAAAAATAAATCGGGAATCGGATTGGCAGCCCCACAGTGCAATATAGACGCTCAAGTAGCAGTAGTAAATGTTAGAGAACCACTTATACTAATCAACCCAACAGTAATTGAAAAATGGGACGAAATAGATTTTTATGAGGGATGTCTCTCATATCCAAAGAAAGGTGTACACACCAAACGATATAAGAATATTATAGTACATACAGAACAAGAAGAAAGTAATTGGTATTTTAGTGGAGTTTCAACAAACAGTGGTAAAGGAATTTGGGAAAAAGAAAATGCAGATGATAAAGATTTACGGTTACTTGAAGCAATCGCTGTACAACATGAAATTTCACATCTTAACGGAAAAACAATATTTGATTATGAGAAAAAAATAGTTCCGTTTAAAAATGATAAAATGTACGAAAGAAATGATAAAGTAAAAGTAAAAAATAATATAACAGGAGAAATTAAAAATTTAAAATATAAAAAGGTTATGAATGATTTAGGTAATGACAAAAAATGGACAATTTTAAATTAAATGATATTTATTATAGGACAAGGACAGCGGAGTTGCTACCGTTTCCCGAAACCTTAGTAAGTAAGGATTACTTGTTCTATAACATTAATAATCTACTAAGGAGAAATAAAATGAAATGTCAAATTTGTAATAAAAGTTTTAAAACAATGATGTGGTTATCACGACATCTATCAAAAAATCACCCTAATATATCTCACGAGACTTATTATCAAAATTTCATGGCAGAAAATGATAATGAAATATTATGTAGTAGAGACGAATGTAGTAATAAAACTCAATTTAAAAATATAGGAACTGGATATAAATATTATTGTTCTATTAAGTGTCGTGGTATAGATAATAGAAATTTAGACAAAAGAAAATGGAAACTTCTATCAGGTATTGAAAATATTGATTATATGAAATGTCAAATATGTGGGAAAAAACTAAGACAAATACATTTTAGACATTTAGATACTCACAATATAACATTTCAAGAATATAAAAATAAATTTCCAAACGCGCCGGTTGTTTGTAGTGAATATTCACAATTAACTGCTGATGGAAATTCTAATAGAGAAGTAACAGAAGAAACCTGTGAAAAAATTAGCAATGCCAATAAAGGAAGATTTGCAGGATATAAAAATCCATCTTGTAGAAAAGATGTTAAAGATAAAATAAGAAAATCATTACTTAAATTTTATCAAACTGACGAAGGTAAATTAAATAGGTTAAATAAACGAGAAGCTGTTATTGAAAGAATTGGATTAACCGGAAGCATTATTGGTTTTAATAAAGTTGCTTGCGAGTACTTTGATTGGTTAAATAAATATAATGGATGGAATGGACAACATGCAATGAATGGCGGAGAGAAAAAGGTAGCTGGATATTTTGTGGATTATTATGAATCGATATATAATATAGTGATAGAATGGGATGAAGATAACCATTATTTTAATGGCAAGTTAAAGAAAAAAGATATTGAGCGTATGAATGAAATAAAAGAAGTATTAAATTGTGATTTTTATAGAATTAGAGAAAGAGATTTGACGTTTGAAAAATATTAAAAAAGCTAAACCGCTTATAGATAGTGGAAAATGGGAAATTTATACTGGAGGTCCAATCACTTGAAGAAGAAAATAAAATCACCAATAAAACGAAAATGTCATAATTGTGGAAAGATGGCAACTAATCCATTAGTATGCCACGTAGTTCCACCTCTTGGATCATTTGAAGAAATGCCAATATATAGAAAGTCTGATATTAAAATAGATAGGTCGGACTTAAAGGGTAAAAGTAAAATACAACTATATAATTATTGTGATGTTGAATGTTGTAATAATCACAATAGAATTTAATTAAAAATAAAGCTTGACTTTTACGATTTTTCGTAGTATATTAAGGCAACAAATGAGGAATAAAAAATGAGCACTCGGTCATATATAGCAAAGAAACAACCAGACGAAACATTCAAGGCAGTATATTGTCATTTCGACGGGTATCCAGAAGGGGTTGGACAAACATTAGTAGATAGTTTTACTGATGAAAATAAAGTAGATAAGTTACTTAAACTCGGATCATTATCATACTTACGAGACGACATTGAAACACAAAATAATTTTAAAACATTCCCAATAAGAGGAAATGAAATTGAATTGAAAGATGTTACAATGGCATATCATAGAGACAGAGGTGATGATTTAGAAATAAATGAATTTTCTAACTTGGAACCAATGTTAGATTATTTTGATAAGTCATGGGGGGACTATCTCTATTTATTTGAGAATGTGTGGTTAGTTAAAAACGATGACAATGATTTCTTCATGGAAGTCAAGGAAGTATTAAATGAAAACAGTTAATATACAACAAGGGAGTTTTAAATGAAAACAATTAATATACAAATAGTAGATGAAAGTACTATGGATGCTTTGATTATAGCATTAGTAAAAAATAGTTATACTGTATCACTGACAAGACAAGATGGAATTTCAAATCGTTTTGTTACTTTTAATGTTCCTGATAGTGACGTGCTAAGTAATGACTAACATCAAAAAAGACCCAGGACTTTATCCAAGTGATTGGAAACCACCTACAACTATTCAAGATATTCAAAAGATATTTGAAGCACATAACTTCTTCTATGGTCGAATGATTGGAGGTTCTAAATCACACTATCATCAAGAGCATCCAGTAGACTTAATTGTGTTTAATGCAAATGTAGTGATGCCAGAATATGGGAAAGTGTGGCATGGCGACGTTTCGATTACTATTGATGGTGATACTCTAAAGGAAATTGCAGAATGTTTAGATACTACATTATATGTAAATGATGAAATGTCCGCAAGATTTGGTAACGAAAATAGACCAGTAAAAGAATTGATATCAGAATCTTTATGGAATACTGACGAACCGGTTATGAATTTAGAACAATGGATAGAAAATCGTAAAAAATATGAGTGATGTTTATATGCAACCATTTGTCCACGACGCGTTAGAAGAATTAGAAAAGAGTAATTTTTTTGATAACTATGCTCACTACACTAATATTGATGATACAAATATGGTTCGCCTGACGCGACAGAAAACTAACGATAGACGTACACGATCTGGTTTAATAGAACTAAGTAAATTAGAAAGTCTTGAAACTAAGCTTGATGTAAAGAATGAATTGATTTATCTAATGGACGGTGATATGCCAGATTTAGAGAGGCATCCAATAGGAAGAAAATTAAATAAGTTATGGAAACTAATCAAAGAAACATCAGTTACAGATTCCGAGAGAAAGAATAGGCAAAAAGAGTTCGTGGATAATATGAGGCATCATATCCGTCATCAATTATACCCGAGAAAATACACAACTCAAGAATATACTGATTCAATTCGTAATTGTCCACCAACAAAAAACAACTTAGAAGATTGTAATGGAATGTATAAAGAGTATAATAGAAAAAGAGAAACACAGCAGAGGTTTATGTAAATGAAACATAAACACAATATAAATTTATGTAAAGAGCACAAAGTGTCGTGGTATAATGAAAAACACGATTCATACTACTGTCCAGAATGTACAATGTGGTTAGAAGAAAAGTTTGGAGAAATAAAATGAAAGTAACAACAGACAAAAAAGGCACAATAATCCTGCAAGAGATTTATAACGGAGTTGTTTTAAAAACTAAACATGGTGAAGAAATTGCTATTTGTATGAGAGATAAAGGATTTGAATTTAGGTATATGAACAAATGGTATTCAGCTCAAAATGGAAAACTTAAAACATTTAAGGAAAAATAAAATGAAACTCTATAAAGGTGACTGTTTAGAACAACACAAGCATATAAAAGATGGAAGTGTAGATTTGGTGCTTACGGACTTGCCTTATGGAACGGTTAAAGGGTTGGGTAATAGCAGGGTAGCAAAAGAAAAAAAATATAATGTTTCTGAGTGGGATATTACTATTGATACCGATCAAGTCATGCAGATAGCCAATAGGATATTAAGAAAAAATGGCAAGATGATTTTAACAGCTAACCAACCTTTTACAACTGAATTAATATCAAAAGCTATTCCTAACTTACCTCATAGCTATAATATGTACTGGGATAAAATGCACTTTGCAAATTGTTTAGTGTCAAATAAAGCACCTGTAAGTTATATTGAAGATGTTTTAGTTTTTAGCAAAAAGTATGATGTTGAAAACTTGCACCCACTTAGAACGTATTTTGGTAACGTGCTTTCTTTTATTGGACTTAAAAAGAAAAATGTAATTGAGGCAATAGGACAAAGAGCTGACCACGTTTTTAGAATAAAAAGCTCACAATTTGAACTTTGCAAAAAAGAAACATACTTAGCTTTAATTACAGAATACCGAATTAATAATATGGATGGATTTTTAAATTACAGTGAGCTTGAAAAGATAAATGAAAGACATACAAGTACATTTAACTTATGGGAAGGCAACAAATACAAAAGCAATATACTAAAATACAAAAAGGATTATGACGGTTACCATCCAACGCAAAAGCCTGTATTGTTGCTTGAAGATTTGATTAAGACATTTAGTAATGAAAACGATTTAGTAGTTGATTTAACAATGGGTAGTGGAAGTACAGGAGTTGCTTGTATGAATACAAATCGTGATTTTATAGGTATTGAATTAGATGAAAACTATTTTAAAATTGCAGAAGAAAGAATTGAAAAACATACTAAACAAGAAAGATTATTTTAAGGAAAAATAAAATGAAGATTGAACTTGATGATAATATAGTATTTGTTTTTGGATTAATAGCAATCACGGTAATAATTGTTGTTAGTATTGTTTACGGAACAATTTAACAAAGGAGAAATAAAATGAAACTCTATAAAGGTGACTGTTTAGAACAACACAAGCATATAAAAGATGGAAGTGTTGATTTAATATTGACTGATTTACCTTATGGAACTGTTAAAGGGTTAGGAAATAGTGAAAGCATAAATCATGGAATGAAAGGGAAAACTGAATGGGATAGTGTTATTGATATTAATAAAATAATGGAAATCGCAAATCGTATTTTAAGAAAAAACGGCAAAATGATATTAACAGCACAGCAACCATTTACAAATGAATTAATAAATAAAGCACTGCCAAACTTACCATTTAATTATAGTATGATATGGGAGAAAGACCATTTTGCAAATGCTTTAACAGCTAAAAAAGCACCTTTAAATTATTATGAAGATGTTTTAGTTTTTAGCAAAGGCTCTCACGGAACTTATGGTGAAGATGATAGTTATAGAGAATACTTAAATATAGAACGTAAAAAAGCAAAACTAACACTTGATGAAATGTGTGGTGTTTGTGGATTAAATACAAAAGGACACGGTGGAGCCGCTTACCATTGGTGTAGTTCATTGCAACCATCAATGATACCTGAAAAACATTATTTAAAATTAAGAGAAGTAACTGGTTTTTTTAATAGGGAATACCAAGAGTTAAAGGAAATACATTTTAATTGTTTTAAAAGGTTCGCAAGCACCTTTAACCTATGGGAAGGTAAAAAATACAAATCAAATATTTTAAAATACAAAAAGGATTATGACGGTTACCATCCAACGCAAAAGCCTGTATTGTTGCTTGAAGATTTGATGAAGACTTTTAGCAATGAAAATGATTCAGTAGTTGATTTAACAATGGGAAGTGGAACAACAGGAGTAGCTTGTAAAAACTTGAATAGAGACTTTATAGGGATTGAAATAGACAAAGATTATTTTGAGATAGCTAAAAAGCGAATTGAAAAACATACTACACAACAAAGATTATTTTAAGGAGAAATAAAATGAAACTCTATAATGAAGACTGCCTTGATACAATGGCAAGAATGGAAGATAACTTTATTGACTTAACAGTAACATCTCCACCTTATGACAATTTAAGGACGTACAATGGTTATAGTTTTGATTTTGAAAGCATAGCTAAAGAATTGTATAGAGTAACTAAAGAAGGCGGTGTAGTAGTTTGGATTGTTGGAGATGCAACAATAAAAGGAAGTGAGACAGGAACATCTTTTAAACAAGCATTATTTTTAAAAGAATGTGGATTTAGGCTGAATGACACTATGATTTACCAAAAAGCAAATTTTATACCACTAACACATAAAAGATATGAGCAAGAGTTTGAATATATGTTCGTTTTCAGTAAAGAAAAACCAAAGTCTTTTAATCCTTTAATGATTGATTGTATTCACGCTGGCAAAACAATAAAAAGAAGCAGGAAAACTAATGAAATTGGTATAGGATTAAGAGAAACACAAACATCTTTAAAAACCAAAGATAAAAAACAGAAAGGTAATGTTTGGAAGTATAACACTGGCGGTTATAATACAGCTAATCACGTTGCTCAATTCCCAGAACAATTAGCGAATGACCACATAATAAGTTGGAGTAATGAAAATGATATTGTTTACGACCCTTTTATGGGAAGTGGAACAACAGCAAAGATGGCTATTTTAAATAATAGAAATTGGATAGGTAGTGAGATGAGTAGTGAGTATTGTGATATAGCAGAGAAAAGAATAAAAGAAACACAACAAAGATTATTTTAAGGAGAAATAAAACGAAACTCTATAATGAAGATTGCTTAATAGCAATGGATAGAATGATTGAAGATGGGATTAAGGTCGATGCTATAATTACAGACCCACCTTATGGAATGTCTTTTCAAAGTAATAGAAGAGTTGTGAAAGAAAAATTTGATAAAATAAAAAATGATTCAAATTTAATTTGGCTTGAAGATTTTTTAATAAAATCAGATAAAATTCTTAATAATAATTCATCTTTATATATTTTTTGTAGTTGGCATAATGTTGATAAATTTAAACAATCTATTGAAAAATATTTCAAAATAAAAAATATTATTGTCTGGGTTAAAAATAATCATGGCTCTGGAGATTTAAAGGCATCATACGCACCGAAACACGAATTTATAATTTATGCACATAAAGGAAGAAGTTTGTTTAGAGAAAAAAGATTGTCCGATGTTATGGAATTTCCTAAAATTTCAAGTAGTAAATTATTACACCCTACTGAAAAAAATGTGGATATGCTTGAAATATTTGTAAAAAATAATACAGATGAAACACAAATTATTTTAGACCCTTTTATGGGTTCAGGTTCAACAGGAGTTGCTTGTAAACAAACTAATAGAGATTTTATAGGTATTGAGATTGATGAAACATATTTCAACATTGCAGAAGAAAGAATCGAAAAACATACTACACAAGAAAGATTATTTTAAGGAGAAATAAAATGAAATACGAACAATTAACCGAAAAGTACGGCACAGACAAAATAGACGATGTCCCAGTAGAAATGTATAGTCAGTATGAAAAATCAAAAATGAGCACAATGAAATTAAAATTACATAGTGCAAAATTGGGAGATGTTATCAAAGATTATATCGAACATACTAATATTTCTAAATGGAGACGTAGTTTTGATTGGGATATCGTAGAAGAACAAATGCGCAAACATTTAAACCAAGCTACAGTTCAATGGCATCAATAAAATGAAAAACAATGATTATGTATGGTGGAATGGACAAGGCTGGTTATTCTTGGGGATGGATGAAGATGGAATAACTCACTTATACAGACCATTAGAGGGACACCCATTTGATGTGATAGAATTTGAGATGTTAGGTGCAGATGAATTAGATGATTTTTATAAACAAAACGGAGTTACAAAATGAATAACAGTCCAAAACGAGGTGAACCATCAACAACATGGAGCACAAAAGTACAAAAAGATACTGACGGTGAACTATACATAGTTTTACCAGACGATCTTACAGATAAGTTAAATTGGTTGCCTGGCGACATTATCGAATTCGACGAGACAGAAATGTTAGGTGACGTATTTGATGATACTGGATTCACATTAAGAAACTTAACGCAAGAAAAAGATGAACGCTTTTCTGGACATATCTATAATACAGAATAAATATAGGATAAATAAAATGAAAAATTATAATAAGTTAGTAAATTTATTCCCAATGGTGGGTATGAAGATTTAAGTATGTCTGAAGCCAAATTAATTAAATTTATAAAAACATATTCAGCTGAATTTCCACTATTAATTAATGGGAATGAAGTTTGGATGCATATTCAAAATGATATTCCCGATGATACTATACTATTTGAAACTGATATTAGCGAAAATACGGTGATTATAGATGAAAGTAATTAGCCCCGAATTAGAACCATTGGAACTATCAATTCCAGATAGCATAAAAGAAATGCGACATAAGTTAAATAAACATTGTCCAGATGAATACTATGTTGTAGATTTTCTTTACTGTGATATAGGTAATAGTGAACCAACTGTAGTTCAACCTACAAAAGTAATTGACTTAGAACTCTTAAAAGATTTAGTAATGCATTGGTTTGAAAATAAAGATATAACAAAGAAACTTGCTAACGGCAAAGAAGTAACTTTATTCCCCATGGTGGTAGCCTAACACAATATGACTAAATACACTAAAACTTTAGATAAGTTACAGTTGCTAATTGAACTAGTAGAAGAAACTGAATCAGATGAAGTTACTGACAATGAATTATTTGACGACCATTTAATATCTGCAAGTGTTATGATGAATGTAGTAAGAGATTTTCATACAGGTAAAAAAATGCCAGATGCTGATACAGAACGGGAAACGTTAGCTGAAACAATGAAAGCGGCAAATAAAATATGGAGAATACGAAACAAAATCAAGAATGGTGCAGGGTCAAGCAACAAACTCACTATAGATTTTGATATAGAAGATTTTATAAAACAGGATAGAAAGTTGGATGGTATAAAACATTATCGTAGTGAAATGGAAAAACTAACAGGTGATGCTCCATCACTCAAAACGAGTAAAGAGTATTGCGATGTGATTCAAGATGATATGAGACGGCGGGGATTAATATGATAGAACTTGCTATATTAGTAGTAGTAGGATTTTTATTTAACATGATAAAAGAAGGACTACAGAATATAATAGAAATTTTAGAGGATATTAGAAACAAATGAAATACAAATATAAAATAAAATCGTGGAAAAATGATTTGGGAATTACAGTTCATGAACCATATAAAAAAAGATGGTATGGATTATACACATCATTAGAAGGACATGCATCTGGAGATCCGTCGCATGCTAGAAATAGAATACGATTAGATGTAAACAATATGAATAAGCCAAAACCGAAAACTATTTACTACGATGTAGAAGTTAATAATAAATCAATAAAAATGGAAGAGGTAAAATGAAAAAACACAATGAAGAAACTTGCGAAGGATGTATATCCACTGATGGTGGAGATGTATGTTTCACAGACTTAAGAGAAATGATGGATTATCGCGACTCACAACGAAATTGGTTTATAGCAAAATGGGAAGACTGGATTTATTTTCCATTTCACCAAAAAGTTTTAAACGACTGGTGGGATAAAATTCGACCAGGGGCTTTGAAGCATTACTACCAACGAGCAAAACAAGGCTACTCTTACCAGGATACTTGGGGGATTGATTACCATTTAGTCACAATTCTAATTCCAATGTTTGAGAGCTTGAAAAAAGACCACGTAGGTGTTTCAATGGCTTTCTACGATGAAAAAGATGGAGTTGATGAAGATGGAAATCCAACAGATGAAGCGAGTGAGAAAGCAGAACAACGTATGCAGAATGTGTATGGGGAAATCATTTACGGGCTCAAGTGTGCCAAACTAATCCATGATGCTGACTACGATTACAAAAAAGACGGTGAGTATGAAAAATTGAATAGTTCTGTAAAACGTTCCTTTGAATTGATTGGAGAATACTTTTTCAGTTTATGGGATTAAAAAAAAAGTTTTGTATATTTATAATCATATAACTATAGGATATAAATAAAATGAAAATAACTAAAACACAATTAAGAGAAATGATTAGAGAGGAAATATTGAATGAAGGCACGGTATCTTCAAAGCAAATTAATGCTCTTGGAAATGGTATAGCAGATGGTGCTGAAAAGGCTAGAGATACTACTGAGGATAAGTTAATAAAGTCTGCGATTAATAAACTCAAAGGAAGTAATGTAACCTATGATAGGTATAAGGTTGTTACTGCTCATGGGAAAACGAAAAAAATTCCTGCTACTAAGGGTAAAATTGTAGATGTGAGATTTTATTATTTTGGGTCAGTTCCTAGCTTTGATTTTGACATAGAGTATATAGATGAAGATGGTAAAAAGAAAATTAACTATAAAGTCAAAAGTACGTACATATTGTAAGAACTGAAACTAAACATAGCTTTTTATTATTAGGAGAAATATTATGATAAAGCTAAAAGATTTATTGACAGAAAACTTAGATACTGAAATAGAAATGTTAAAAAAGTATATGAAAGCTGGCGGTGAAAGAACTACTAAAATAGATTCTACTATTAAATCTTTGTATTCAAAAAAATCTAAATACTCAAAAGAATTAAACCCGATTAGTGGTGAAGTGTATAGAGGAACGGCTATATCTAAAAAAGATTTAAAAAAACTAAAAATAGCTAAACGAGATGACAAATGGTTGTTTTTAAAAATGAAGTATAGGTCAAGACGACCAGTACAATCATTTACATATAATTTTGATTTAGCTCAAAAGTTTGCTAAATATAATGCTAAGCCCGATTATCCAGAATCAATTATTATTACTAAAATAGATAATAATTTTGTTGGTAATTATAAGTGGTTAGGTAAGATTGGAAAAGAAGTTGGATTAAAAAGAAATGAACAAGAAGTATTTCACGTTGGAAACACAATGAATGTGTTAGTTAAAGTCAATGCATTAGCCGTATACGGATTATTCTGGGAAAAAGAATTAGAGTTGATGGGTATAAAATGATTAAACTAATAGATTTACTAAACGAAAAAGTAGACATTACTATTGACAAGGCACAAGAAATGAGAAAGGCTGGATATTGGATAGTGGTAAGTAGCAACCTTAAAAAAGTAATTGCAGTAGATAAAGATGAAAAGAAGATGGATGATGTTTATAAACAAAACAGTAGAAAACAAAGAATATTTGGGCCATTGAAAACAATTAAAATATCACCAGAACAACAACGTGAGTATGAAAGATTGCAGAAGTTGATGTGGAAAAACAGTAGGTTTGGAGGATAGTAGAATGAAAATAACTAAAACACAATTAAAAGAAATGATTCGGGAAGAGTTAAATGAGGGGTGGGATGACCCAACGAGGAAAAAGGAATTATTAAAACATTTACTGGTTTATGAAAAGATGTTGGGTAAGGCTATCAAAGAGGTAAAATCTTCAATAAAAGGAAAGGAAAATTTGGATTCTTGGCTTGAACTTTTATCCCAGGTCAGTTTTGGTATAGGTACACTTGCAGACAAAGTGGCACAAGAACCAATGAAATTTGAGTGATACACTTTAATGGAGAAATAAAATGAAAATAACTAAAACACAACTAAGAGAACTCATCAGAGAAGAACTTTTGAATGAATATGCAGGTGCTGGAAATAAAATGGCTATAGTAAAAACACTTAAATCTTCAATAGAAACATTTAAGAAATACTCAATGATTTTACATCTTAAAAATGATAAATTAGCAAAGGCATTTAATTATGAGGTTGGAACGCTTACTTATGTTTTAAAATCTATTAAAACTTGGGATATAAAATAATAGCACAATTTCACATAGACAAACCGAGAGAAATCGGAAAACAAAAAGTTAAAATATCTAAACGGGAGATGATGATGGCAAAAGATGAATTACAAGAACGAGTATTACGAAAAAAGATTAGAGAGATTATTAGTGAAAGTGGAAGGGAAGAACTAACTAAAAAATTTAGAATATATGCTAAAACAGTTCTTGGTCATGCTAATAAAATATTTAATACGGCCAACAGGACAAATAAAGATTTTGTTAAACCAAATTGGAAACATAATTATCAGAGTGTAGTTGCATTAGAAACTATTCTTAAAAGTATGAAGAAAATAGCAGATAAACGTTGGAAGCTAGATAAGTAATGTTTAGTGATTTCATAGTAGCAAAATTTGATTTTTTATTATTGAGTGCGGTGGTGTTTGTAATACTATATTATGTGATGGAATTAGGTAGTGATAAAACTTAAAGATTTATTAATAGAAAAAAAACTCCGAGTATTTGATTTTGATGATACACTAGTAAAATCTAATTCTAAAGTTTATTTAATGCGTAATGGAAAGAAAATAACAATGACACCAGGACTATACGCAGTATATAAACCAGAACCAGGTGATGAAATAGATTTTTCAGAATTTGATAAAGTAATAGACCCTAAAAAAATAAAAAGTATGTTTAAGGTATTTAAGAGAATACATAGTGCAGTTGGAAATCGTCGTCTAACTATACTTACAGCCAGATCAAAATATAAACCAGTCAGACAATTTTTTAAGGATAGTGGCCACGGAGATGTATTTGTAGTAGCACTTGCAGATGCAAATCCACAAAAGAAAGCGGATTGGGTAGAAGGCCAAATCAAAAAAGGATACGATGATATAGCATTTTTCGATGATTCCAATAAAAATGTAAATGCAGTAAAGAAATTAAAACGGAAATATCCACATATAAAAATGAAGTCACAGTTGGTAAAATATGATTAAATTGTCATCACTACTTCCACTAACGGAGAGAATGAAAGTATTTGATAAAATGAAATGGAGTAAACAAGAGAAAATGAAAAAGTTTAGAGCATTTGGTAAATTACAGAAGTTTTCAAAGGACTTTGATAAAGGTGGACGAAGATGAGTAAATTAGCAACACAGTTAATACAAGAATTATTGGAAGATACTGGTGAAATAAAAAAAACCATAGCAGTATACTCCGGTAGATTCCAACCATATCATAAAGGACATCATCACGCATACGAATTCTTAGTTAAAAAATTCGGTAAGAAAAATGTATTTATAGGAACTTCAAATAAAACTGATGGTAAATCACCATTTGATTTTAAGGAAAAAGAAGCTATAATATCTAAAATGTTTAAAGTTCCAAAATCTAACATCATTCAAGTTAAAAATCCATATAATACTGTAGAGATAAAGTCTAAGTTTGATGAGAAAACTACTGCGTTGGTAGTTGGTCTCGGTGAAAAGGATGCTGGTAGATTAAGTGGAAAGTATTATAACCCATATACAGGTAAAGATATGGAAAGTTTTGAAACAAAAGGATATGTAATTACTGTCCCACAACTTCAAATGAAAATTGATGGAAAAACTATTAGTGGAACTGTTGTTAGAAATGCATTCAAAGGTGATAATCCAAAGGATGCATTTAAAACTCTATACGGTAAAGTTAATAAGTCCGTATATGGTATCTTTAAGACGAAATTTGGTATCACAGAGGGAGTTTTAACAGAAGGTATTAAACATATAGAGGATATGAAACCAAAGGATTTATTAAACTTCTTAAAACTGTGGAATGCCGACAATACAAAATTTGAAGTTAATGAAAAGGTAGATGGTCACTTTTTCCAATTTGGAATAAGGGGTGGAGGGTTTTATTCAGGATCAAAAACTAAAACTGTTAAACACGAAAAAGATTATCCTTCATTATATTTTTATGAAGATTTCGTAAAGTATCATAAATTATTAAAGAAAATTCCATATAAGAAAATAGTAGATAAATATGCAAAGAAATTTGGCATTGAAGGTAATACTAAAAACATATCTATTGAATGTGAGGCAATACCATCATGGGATTACAATATAGTATTATATGATCCAGAAAAAATTGGTGATGGTATAGTAGTATTATTTAAAATAATAGTTGATGGTGTAGAAACTCCAATAGCATTTCACGATGTATTTGCTAAAGAAGCAAATAAGAAAACTACCATTAAATTCTTTTCAAATCCAAAAGTAAATTTAAAACAAGTTCATTTTGAAGAAAGTTATGAAATTTTGTTAAGTAAGATGATTGAAAAATATGGAAATTTATTAAATACCCCAGCAAGAAAACCACACCATAAAAAAATCAAATATCAAATACAGAGAATAGCAAATTTGATTGGTAAAAAGATGAAAGGTAAAGTATTGAAAGTAGATTTTCAACGTGCATTTGGTGAAGAAGATGAAGGACTTGTATTATATGTTCCTGATGGAAATGTGGTCAAGATAGTAGATAAAAATCAGTTTACTGCTCGTAAAGAACGCAATTGGAAATACATGAATGATTTACAGAACGCAGAAAAAGAGTTGGTTAAACGCATTAAGGTAGACCCAACTGGACTTGAAGGTTATTTGGTTAAACTTGAAGCAAGTGTTAAATCAATAGCCGCTGAATTTAAAAGTGATGGTGATGAATTAGTAACCATTCCAAAGAAACGTGAAGATACACGAAAAAGTATAATATTGACAATTAATAGAATTAAGAATATGAAAAACTTATTAAAGAAAAATACTCCAGAAGTTGTATCTCAAATGTATTTAGACCGTAATGTAGATTAGGGAGAGAATTGATGATAACGGAAAATAGTGTAAGAAAATTAATACGAGAAGAAATAAAGAGACATTTTAAACGTTTATTACTTGAAGGTGGTAATGTTTTTAGTGATGTAAATTCAGTAGTCCCAAGTGAACATCTGGATGCTACAATCAAAAAATCTCTCGTAGATGCTGGTCTAAAAAAATTAAAATACACAATCATAGGAAACTATAAAAAACCATTTTTAGGGGATATTGATATTGCAGTAGATGTATCAGTCATGGCTAAAATTATGAAGTTTAACGGTGAAGCAACTGAATTTTGGGGAGAGTTAGATAAGTTTTTAGGTAGAACTAAAATTAAGGATCATAAAATTAATAAGGGATTAAAACAGGCTCACTTCATCACCCCACTTGTAGATAAAAGTGGTACTCAACTAAACGCTGTAGATAAAGATGGAAATGATTTAGGTGATCCTGGATATGTTCAGATTGATGTTATGATTGGTGATTTAGAATTCATGAAAAAAGCACTTTCTGCATCAGATTATAGAAGTAAATACAAAGCAGTATATCGTAATTTATTAATTGCAGATATTTTTTCTCAAACGATATTAAAAACAAAAGATCCTGACGTTAAGAGAAAATTTCAAATGAATTGGAAAAATGGTGTAGAGTTAGTTGATTTTACCACAAACGAAAAGGGAAAACGAGTTAAACTAAAAATAAGAAAAGTAATTGGGGATATGGATAAGTTAGCAAAATTTTTATTCGGATCAAAACGCACGTTTAAAGATATTGATTCATTTGAAAAATTATATAAGTTGATGAAGTCAAAGGACTTTTTATTTAAAAAGTTGAATAGGAAAATATTTGATGCATACAAAACTACACTAACAAGATATAAATTCCCAATTCCAAAGGAGTTATAAAAAATGGGCGGATGGGAAACAGTAAAAACCCAGAAAACTAAATTAACTCCAATGATAGTGAAGGCGTCAGTAAAAGAGTTTGAGAGGTTTGTTAAAAATTTTAATGTTTTTTTGAAAACGAGTGGACTACAACCACTTGGTAAATTAACTCCAGTTGGATCTACAAGTTACTATAAGCATGATTTGAAACATAAAGTTGATAAAATATATGGTGATATTGATATGTTGGTAGAAATACCAATTTCAGTTATAGACCAAAAAGATTTTAGAAAGAAGGAAAATGCAATAAGACGAAAATATCTTGAAACTTTTCTTACTTATGTAAAAACAAAGGCTCCAAAAAACGTAGAGATTACTGATACATTACACACCAAAGGAAATTCAGTAATTTTCAATTTGGGAGAGGAAGTTTATAGTCAAGTTGATTTGATATTGACATTCAAACCATATACAGACTGGATGAGTGGAAGATATAAGCCACAATATGGATTAAAGGGGTTTACTATTGGAAATTTATATAGTGCTCTTGGAAATACAGTAACAATGTCATTTGGAACAGAGGGGGTTTTGGGAAGATTCAAGAATAACATTTTAGTTACGTCAAGAAATAGAAAAGGAATAGAGTTTAAGTTAATTTCAACAGATATTGGTAAGTTTATGTATCACGCAACTCGTTTTTTAGTTAAACTAAACGACCCAAAAATAAATATTAAAGAAATAAAGATTGACCCACTACTTATTAAGTATAAGGGAATAGATACCGAAAATGTATCCATAAAAAGTTTCTGTATTGGAATTATAGGAATGGCAAAGACATTAGAACAAAATGGAGTTCTTGGTAAAGGTGGATTGAGTAATATGAAAAACTCAAAGGAATTCATAAAGAATGTTAGAAGTAATTACGCAAAACAAACAAAGAAACAATTATCGAATTCAAAATTTAAGAAAGCAGAAACGCCAGAGTCATTTGAAATGATAAAGCAAACACGAAAACATGCTTTAGAGGCAGTTAAAATAGTAAACAAACATTTGAGGTAACGGTTATGGGAGAACATCAAAGACACGTAGAGGCAAGAGAATCCATTTTACGAAATGAAACGCCAAATAAAAGAATAATGGTGGTCACGGAAGATAAAAAAGAAAAGAAAGCTCGTAAAAAAGAGATACAAGACGAAAGAGACAGAATAAATGGAAGAATGGAGGTATTACAAGAAGCAAAGATGCCATGGTTTTGTCCAAAGTGTGATAAAATAATGAAATTGAAACTTGATGATAAGATGTATAGATTATACAATCAATGTTTTGATTGTCAAGTAAAATTTGAGAATAAACTTCGGGTAGATGGAACATTTGAAGATTGGGAAAATCAAAAAGTGTTGAAAAATAAACTTTCATGGTTAAACGAACAAATAGAAAGTGTAGAAGATTGGAAAACACAGACCACACCCGAATTTTACAATCAAGTTGGAGTCCAGTCAGTAGAAATAGAGAAAGAGAAATGGACTCAAAGTGACGAGAAAGTAAAAGAAATGGCAGATGACGCACTCAAAGATTTACTCAAAATGAAAATAGAAGTTGAGGAAGAATTGTCTAATAGTTAAGTAAATTGATATTTATAAGTGATAAAGTATATCTTGGAGAAGATTATTGCATAAAAAGATTTTAAATGAGTTTAGTGGTGATAAAATAGGAGATTTTATAGTAGAAAATGATATAATTTCTATCATAAAAGAAGGTGCAGGTACCAGAAAAGCACCAGTAGATGACGGTCCAGGAACATTTTACAAATCATTGGATCAATATAAACAAGAAACCAAAGACTGGGTTAAGCAATTACAGAATGATTTAGGATATAAGGTAATTGGATATATTTTAAGTGACGGTGCAATGGATCCAGAAGAAGATTATACTATGGACTACAGAGAAGTTCCAGCAATTTCATACGGAGCTAAGAAAAAATATAAAAACAGATTACGTGATGTGATAGAAAATTTAGGTTGGAGTGTAATTAAATGGTTGGGAGTAGATGATAAGAATGTATTATTTGCTGGTCCACCTGTAGCATCTGGAATTGACGCTGAAGGTCGTATAGAAGATAACATACGTAATACATCAGACCCCGCAAAGAAATCACCAAAATTTAGTGGAGGTAGACCGCGACTTCATGTAGAGAATTTATCACCTGAATGGTGGAAGACTAACTTATTGGAAGATTGAATGAATAAATTTGAAACGAAAATGTTAAAACTTATAAATGAAGGGTCATCAGCTGGCGGACATGGTACAGGTTTAGGTGAAATTGGAGATGGATGGCCAGACGGTCTTTACACTAAACGTGGAGAGAGACGAGTAGTGGGACCTGCAAGTTTAACTCGTGGTATGACACAAATTGATTTTCCAGCATCGGACAATATTTACGGTGGTAACGGAAGTCTAAATAATTTAAAACGGGCAGAACGAGATAAAGCAATGGTATATCGTTATTTAAGTGGTCCAGAAGAATACGCATCAATAATGGCAAATGAATTACGAGACGACACTCCACCATTAGCACCAAAACAGAGAATGTATGGAATCCACGGATTTCATAGAAAACAAGAATATACAATTCCACCAGAAACCTCAAACTTCCATTCAACGTCGGAAACTTTGATTAAACCAACTACACCTCCAGAGGGAACTAAAAGTGGTGGAATCGATCCAACACCAGAACCGGGTTCTAAGGAAATGGGAAGTGCAAGTGGATATAGACAAGTTCAAAAAGGTGGTCAGTCTATATTTGCTAAAAATGAAAAATTATGGGGAAAATGGGTAGACCATAGAATAGGTGGTAGAGTAGATAGTAGAGAATGGAAAGGAAATAAATTAGTTGATTTATTACCAAAGGGGAAAAAATAATGGCAATTACAATAGATGTTTCCGTGGGAGATGTGATCAAAACGGGGAAGTTCAAAAATCTCATGATAAGCTGGAGAAATTAAAATGATTATTTATCGAGCACACAATGAAATAAATGATAAATCTTATATTGGTCAGACGATTAAGACATTGGAAGATAGAAAAAAAGGTCATTGCCAGAGCGCATTTAATGGAAATTCAAATTTTTATTTTCATAATGCACTTCGTAAATATGGCATAGAAAATTTTAAGTGGGGTATTATATGTGAGTGTAATTCTATGGATGAGTTAAATAAAATGGAATCATATTATATTAAAGAATATAATACTTTTATGGATGAGGGAACCGGATATAATATGACTACTGGTGGATTTAATCATATTTTTTCGGAAGAATCAAATAAGAAAAAAGGCAAATCATTAAAAGGAAGAATTCGTTCTAAAGAACATTCTATGAATATTAGTAAAGGCTTGCTGGGTAGAAATTTATCTGATGAACATCGTAAAAATATTAGTAAGACAATGTTTGGAGTAACTAAATCTGAAGAACATTGTAATAATATTAGCAAAGGTCTTACTGAAAAAAAATTAACAGAATCTCATCGTAAAAGTATTAGTGATGCGTTAATGGGCATACCATTATCTAAAGAACGATGTCGAAATATGAGCATTGGCAGAACAGGTATGAAATTTTCAAGAGTTGAATGCCCATCATGTGGTGTAGTTGGTGGAATAAATTTGATGCATCGATATCATTTTGAAAATTGTGGACGGATACATAAACAAAAAATAGATACTTGTCCTAACTGTGATAAAACTGGAGGAGTAACTAATATGAAACGATATCATTTCAATAATTGTAGGAGCAAAAAATGATTGAATTACCGATTAAAAAAGGCGACACTGTAAAAATGGGTAAATTTAAGAATAAGCCAGTAGTAATTAAATCTATTAAATGGAATGAAAAGGGGGATTTATTGATAAATGATCGCCCAGCACTTAAATTTAGACTTTTTAAAACTGTAAATATTTTCGACAAAGGTTTTACTGAGGACATAAAACGTGATAGTGAAGGATATGGTAAATATAAAGAACCAATGGATAGTGAATTTGATGAACCGTCAAAAACTAAGAAGTTAGAAGGTAAGTCTACTTATAAAAAAATAATGGAGATGGAATAATGGAATGGTTAAAGAAGTTAATTATTGCGATTTTAGGACTTTTCGGGTTGAGCACATTACTGAGTGCAAAAAAATCAAAAGAAGCCAAAGAGTTGAAGAGGGTTATTAAAGAGAACAAGAAAAAAGAAGAAGTGGTACTAAAAGAAATAAAAACTTTACAGAAAAATAAGAAGAAAAACAAGAAAGAAATAACAAAATTAAAACGGAAATTGACTAAAACTAAAAAAGATGTCCAGAAAATGGAAACAGCCTTTGAAAATGATGACGCAGATGATGCAGCAGAATTTTTAAGGAAATTTTCCAAAAGTAAATAATTATATATAAGGAGAAATTAAATGGCAGATGCAGGGACAATGTTCAGATCATTACCAACAGACCAAAAGCTTGGTGATTACAATGGTATAACAAAAGTACTATCGAGTACAACAGTAGAATTCACTGGATCAAACGCTGGAGCTGCATTTATAGTTGAAAATACTACAAACGTGGTTGTTCACGGATCAGGTGGTGGAACACTACCATCGACAGTATTAAACACGAAAACACTATATCCAATTGGAGTAAACAAAGTAGTAATTGGTGAAACCGGTGTAGTCTACGTATTACATAGATAATATGAAATATATTTGGATAGTATTATTATCCACTGTTCTGTTCGGGCAACAGACTTTTACAGACGAACAGGTAGTGGCTATAGCAAATCAAATAAAAGAACTTCAGTATTCTGATAGCACTAAATCTGTGCAACTTGGAATATACGAAGAATTACTGGTTGGTTATAATGAACAGGCTAAAACCGATTCTACTTTATTATTAAAGAAAGATGAACAGATTGGATTATTAGAAGAACGTAATGATTTATTGGAAAAACAAGTGAAACTTTCCAAGCCTTCGTGGTATGAAAATAAATGGCTATATTTCACATACGGAGCAGCATCTATAATTATACCTACGTATTTTGGAATAAAAATTGTGGAAGTAGCAAAGTAAATGAGTAATAGCCAAAACATAAAAGAAATAATAAAGGCCGAATACATAAAGTGTGCTAAAGACCCAATATACTTTCTAAAAAAGTATGCTGTCATTCAACATCCAATAGACGGTAAAATTCCATTTTCCTTATATGATTTCCAAGAAAAAACATTAGAAGATTTTAATAAGCACAATTATAATATTATTCTCAAAGCTCGTCAGTTAGGAATATCCACTCTCGTAGCTGGTTATTCATTATGGATGATGACCTTTCAAACAGACAAGAATATATTGGTTATTGCTACCAAACAGGATACAGCAAAAAATCTCGTAACAAAAATACGAGTTATGCATGCTAATCTTCCAAATTGGGTAAAATCCAGTTGTACGGAGGATAATAAATTATCTTTAAAATATTCAAATGGTTCACAAGTAAAGGCAATTTCCAGTGGTGAAGATAGTGGTAGATCAGAAGCATTATCATTATTGATACTCGATGAAGCCTCATTTATTCCAAAAATTGATGCAATATGGACAGCGGCACAAAGTACCTTATCTACTGGTGGTCAATGTATTGCATTAAGCACACCCAATGGAGTAGGAAATTGGTTTCATAAAACATGGGCTGGAGCTGAAGAAGGGAAAAATGATTGGAATTTCATTAAACTCCATTGGACAGTACACCCAGATAGGGAACAAGATTGGAGAGATGACCAAGATAAACTATTAGGTCCTTCAATGGCAGCACAAGAATGTGATTGCTCATTCATCACATCTGGTCAAACTGTAATTGATGGTGTTATACTTGAAGAATATAAAAATACCCACATTGAAGAACCAATGGAAAAAAGGGGATTTGATAGTAATTTATGGATATGGAGACCACCAGATTACACACAAGATTATGTATTGAGTGCTGACGTTGCCCGTGGTGATGGTAATGACTTTTCAGCATTCCACGTAATAGATGTACAGAAAATGGAACAAGTAGCGGAATATAAAGGAAAAATATCCACAAAAGATTTTGGTAATTTATGTATGAATACTGCAGTAGAATATAACAACGCGTTACTCGTTATTGAAAATGCATCAATAGGTTGGGCAGCAATACAGCAAGTTATAGACAGAGATTATGATAATTTGTTTTATACGAGTAAGGATTTACACTACGTGGATGTTCAGCGTCAAATATCAAATAAATATAGAAATATGGATCAAAAGATGGTCCCGGGTTTCAGTATGACCATGAAAACACGACCATTAGTAATAGCAAAATTAGAAGAGTATTTTAGAGAAAAAACTGTAATAGTTCATTCATCTAGATTGATAGAAGAATTGTTTGTATTTATTTACCACAATTTTAAGGCACAGGCAATGGAAGGATATAATGATGATCTTTCAATCAGTCTTGCAATAGGTATGTGGGTTAGAGATACAGCATTAAGATTAAAATCAGAAGGAATAGCATTACAGAAAGATGTATTAAGTAGAACATTAGATTACGAAGCAGTTTACCAACCAATGGATAATAGAAATGATTCTTGGGAAATGGAAGTTGCTGGAGAAAAAGAAAATTTAACATGGTTAATAAAATAATAAGAGGGTAAAATGGCAGAATATAAAAGAAATTGTCCAACTT